CAAATGGGTGGTGCTCCTATGATGGATTCTCGCCCAGCAGTGGGCGGTCCGGGAGATGTTGACGCCATGATGGGCCGTAGTGCTCAGAATGATATGTCTGGCATGAAAAAGGGCGGCAAGGTCAAGAAAAAGCCAATGGTTGCTAAGAAGATGGCTTCCGGTGGCTCCGCTTCTCGGCGCGGCGATGGTATTGCTCGCAAGGGCAAAACCAAAGGGAAGTTTGTCTAATGGCAAAGACGCCTGCTTGGACACGTAAAGAAGGCAAGGACCCCAAAGGTGGTCTAAATGCTAAAGGGCGTGCGTCATTGAAAGCACAGGGGCAGAATATCAAGCCTCCTGTCAGTGCTAAGCAGGCGAAGAAGTCGCCTAAGTCAGCCGCACGACGTAAAAGCTTTTGTGCGCGGATGAGCGGTATGCCTGGGCCTATGGAGGATGAGAAGGGTCGTCCTACTCGTAAAGCTCTGTCGCTTAGGAAGTGGGATTGTTAAAGATGCCAAACGAACACGATGCCCTCAAGTACGCTATAGATGCGGCTTCACTCTTCACGGTTGTTGGGACTATGATTTCTATGCTTCCAGCAATCGCTGCGTTGTTTACTATTACATGGACGGCAATTCGTATATATGAGACCAAGACCGTGCAAAGATGGTTAGGTAAGGAATAAAGATATGGCACGTAAAATGCGTAAGTTCTCCGAAGGTGGCGCTCAAGGTCGTTATGATCGGCGCATGGCGGACATCAAAAAAGACTTTACAAAAGATTCAGCAGGTAAAACTGGTAGGGCTGCTGAAGTACTTGCCGCCAAGCGTGATCAGCGTATAGCTGATGCAGAAGATGACCGTGCCAAGCGCACTGGCGCTGACCGTACCGCTACACGTAAAGCAGAGTATGAGGCAGAACAGCGTTTAAGTAGAACCCGTAAGTTCGGCGCAGACAAACCTACAGCCGCAGCGGAACCTGTTAAAGCGTCTGCACCAGCAGCGGCGGCTACACCTGTAGCAGAAAAAGCTAAGCCAAGCAGCTTTGGCGCAGCGTTCAAAGAAGCACGTTCGCGCCTAGGCGCAGGTAAAACATTTACATACAATGGTAAGAGCTTCACCACAAACATTGCTGGCGAAGGCCGTAAACCTGCTTTGCGCACAGATACAGGTGCGGGCGCGTCTAGTTTGCGCACAAATAAAGGTGCAAGCAATAACGCAATACAACCCATTTCTACTGCTAAGGGCGAACCATCTGTCAGGCCTATTTCTACCGCTAAGACCGAGGCAAAACCTGTACCTTTAGCGGCTAAAGGTGCACCAGTAGCTAAACGCTATGAAACTCCAGCGCAAGCAGCGGCTCGTGTAGCAAAACTTACTGGTGGCTCCAAACGACTAAATTCACTTGCTGGTGTATTTGGTATTGATAGCATCAGCAATGCAAAAGCCCGTGCAAGTCTCCTTGCAACGCGTGAAGCGGAAAAGACTCGCAATGCTGCAAGGGGTGAAGCAAACCGTAAGGCCACTGAAGCAAGCAACAAAGCTAATGCAGCAGCACGCGCAGCTAAACTAGCTACATTAAAGAAAGCCGCTGAAGCACCAGGTGCAAGTGGTTTTGACAAGGGCAGGTATAAATCTGCTATGTCTTCTGGTATGGTAGGTGCCGCTGGTGGCAAAATTAAAAGGGATAAAATTATGAAGAAGATGGCTAAGGGCGGTTCAACACCTCCACAACCAACACCTGCTGATCGCGCTCGTAGTAAGGCTCAGTTGGAATCCTTGAAGAAAGCTAAAGTCAGCGCCGAGGAAGCTCGCGTACTTGGAAGCGCAAACCGTTCGGAAGGACGTCGTTATGCTGTTGGTGGTGTTACTAAAGAAATGCCTTCGTCGAAGGCTATGGGGAGTTTGGGTATGGCAAAGGGTGGAAAAGCTAAGATGAAACCAGCAGCTAAGGGTAAAGCTAAGGGTAACCCTTTCGCGGCAACTAAGTTTGGCGCAGCTATGATGAAGAAGGGCGCAGATGCCAAGGGTCGTGCAATGCCTAAGTTCGCTAAGGGCGGCTCGATTGACGGTTGCGCTGTTAAGGGCAAGACCAAGACTTCGATGGTCAAAATGGCTCGCGGCGGGAAAACCTGCTAGTGCGACCAAGTCGGGGTATGGGGGCTATAAGTAAGTCCAAAATGCCTAAAGGCGAAGCTATTGGTATGGCTACCGGTGGTAAGCTGGATATTTCGAAGGCTATCAAGAAGCCGGGTGCACTGCGCTCGGCCCTTGGTGCTAAGAAAGGCAAGCCAATCCCTGCCGGTAAGCTTGCCAAGGCAGCTAAGGCTCCCGGTAAGTTAGGTCAGCGTGCACGATTTGCGGAGATGCTGAAAGGCTTTAAGAAAGGCAAGTAATGGCTCGGTCGGACGAACCTAAGTGGAAGCGCATTGTTGCTAGTGTAAAAGCTGGTGACAAGGGTGGCAACCCGGGTCAATGGTCTGCCCGTAAAGCGCAGCTTGCTACGCAACGGTACAAGAAGTCTGGCGGTGGCTACAGCGGCCCGAAGACGGAAGCTCAGAAATCCTTATCCAAATGGACTAATGAGGACTGGGGTACCAAATCAGGCAAGCCATCTACGCAGGGTAAGAAGGCTACCGGTGAGCGGTACTTACCTAAGAAAGCGCGTGAGGCTTTGAGTTCGCAGGAATACTCTGCTACAAGCAAGGCGAAACGCGCAGGTACTAAGGCAGGCAAACAGTTTGTTAAGCAGCCAAAGGCCATAGCAAAGAAGGCAGCGAAGTACCGATGACTACCAGCGGAACCAGCACATTTAACCTGAACCTCAATGAGCTTGTTGAAGAGGCTTTTGAGCGCTGTGGTGCTGAGCTTCGTACAGGTTACGACCTTAAGACGGCCCGCCGTAGTTTGAACCTGCTCACGATTGAGTGGGCAAATCGTGGTATTAACTTATGGACCATCGAGCAGGGTTCCATTGCGCTAACACAAGGCACGATCACGTACGACCTGCCAGTGGACACGATTGACTTGCTTGAGCATGTGATACGTACAAATGCTGGTACAACTTCGAATCAGCTTGATATCAACATTAACCGTATCAGCGCCGACACGTACATCACAATCCCGAACAAGAATGCTCAAGGGCGTCCTATTCAGGTGTGGATCAACCGTCAGTCAGGCGCAACTTATCCTACCACAGGTGTAAAGAACCCACAAATTAACGTGTGGCCAGCCCCAGACCAGAGCAACTATTATACGTTCTTTTACTACCGCCTGCGCCGTATGCAGGATGCTGGTAATGGTATTACGACGCAGGACATTCCGTTCCGCTTTCTTCCTTGTATGGTAGCAGGGCTAGCATATTATTTGTCGCTCAAACTCCCCGGCGCTATGGAGCGTACAGGGTTACTGAAGCAGATGTATGACGAAGCTTGGCAACAAGCTGCTGACGAAGACCGCGAAAAGGCTCCGCTGCGGATCGCTCCGCGCCAGATGTTCATCTAGGAGGTACGATGCCCAATCCGTTTGCCTCTGGTAAGAAGGCCATTGCAGAGTGTGACCGCTGTGGCTTTCGGTATAAATTAAAACAGCTTAAAAAGCTCACCATCAAGACCAAGAGCACTAATATCCTTGTGTGCCCTACTTGTTGGGAGCCTGACCAGCCGCAGCTTCAGATCGGTATGTATCCGGTTGATGACCCGCAGGCACTACGTAATCCACGCCCTGATGTCAGCTACTGGCAGGCAGGTATGACGGGGGTCAAGGAGTTAATCCGTGGAGAAGTACCAGCAAGTAACTCGTTGGCGTTCGGTACACCCTCTGATGGTAGCCGAATTATCCAGTGGGGCTGGGCACCGGTAGGGCTAAATAACGCTTTAGCTTTGCCTGATCTACCAAATACGCTATTAGCTACAGGTAGCGTAGGTACAGTAACGGTACAAACATAGGAGTAAGTTATGGCTAAGGGTGGTAAAACCAACGAACAAATGCTAAAGCTGGGACGCAATCTTGCTAAGGTTGCTAACCAAAAGAAGTCCGTGCGCTCAGTTCCGAGCAACGAAGTTAAG